AAGTGCTTTAGTTGGTGCGTACTTTGGATTCAACTCAATCGGAGGGAAACCAAAATGAATAATAATCTAATTGGTTGCTGGGTAAGTTCCTTATGAAATTTGATGCGATCAAAAGTTTAGTAGGGGAACTTGCTCCTACTATTGGAGCGGCACTGGGTGGTCCTGTAGGCGGTGCGGCGGCTAGTATGCTTGCTGATGTATTAGGCTGTGACCCAACACCACAAAAACTTCAAAAAGCACTAACGCAAGCAACACCAGAGCAACTGGCAGAAATAAAAAAAGCAGAACTTGATTTTGAAGTTCGCATGAAAGAATTAGAAGTAGATGTCTTTGCCTTAGAAACAAAGGATACACAACATGCACGGGATTCTTTTAAAGAAGACTGGACGGCTAGAGCTATTGCCCTTGTCTCCGTGGCCTTATTTGGTGGGTATGTTTTGCTCGTTACTATCCAGCCACCTGATGCCAACGACGATGGAATCGTCAATTTGGTGTTGGGTTATTTGGGGGGTATCGTGTCTTCTGTAGTGAGTTTTTACTTTGGTGCAAGTAAGTCTGGGTCAAAGTAAGAAAGCGTATTGAGGAAAAAGTAAATGGCTATTAATCGAAATGAATTAGAGTTATTTCTTCAACAGTATGAACGTGCTTTTGGTTCAAACCTTGGTACTGGCGGTGGCAGACCCAACACAAGAGATCCTAATGAAACTGTTGCGGCTGTAATGGCAAGCTACATTAGTAGAGGTGTCTTAGTAGTTAATGAAGACGGTTCTTTAGGGCCAGGACCACGATTTAATCCTAACGATACTCTTCTTGTTGGGCAAATGAATAGAATAAATCAAGGATTTGCAGAAGCTAACCAAAGAGAATCAACAACAGCGGCTCAACAAGATTCAATCCAAAGTGCCATTGATAATGTTACAGCTCAGCCTACAGCACAAATCCCAACAAGACAGCCTACTGGAGGTGTTGGTTCTGGAGAAGGTCAAGACCTAACTGACCCAACTACACCTTCACCTGCATCTGCTCCTGTATCTGCATCTGCTCCTGCTCCTACACCTGCATCTGCTCCTGCTGCTACACCTGCTCCTGAAAAAGATGAAGAAGAAACAGTATCTTCTCGTTTAGATGATTGGTGGGAGAGAATAGTTAAAAGAGTAAGAAGATCGGCTAGGGGAAGTGCTTCTGGTCCTATTACATTGCCCGGTATGGGCGGTGTAATTATTAATACAGAAACTATCACAGATCCAGGCTCTTGGCGCGTATTCTTGCCAGGTGTGATTCCTAGTTTGCCTTCTGGCCCTACTATTCTTGGAACCATTGAAGAAATTTTATCAAATCCAAGTTTAGTTTTAGGTGGATTAATTGATGATCTTCAAAATGTAATTTCAAATCCAGAAGAAGTTCTTGCTGAAATCTTTGCCAACTCAGTAGGAGAAGGTGGATTTGTTACAACCGCCGTTATGACAGATGTTATCTCTTCTGTAATAGATCGAATAGAAGATGCCGCTGGTGAAATACTTCGTAATGAAGATGGCATTCCTGAAGTAAATGAACAGGGATCTATCTTAGGTGGTCAAGAAGAAGAATCTACAGATGAAGATATTTTAGGAGATACTACAAATGAAGATGATCCTTTTATTGATACTGGATCTACAGATTCTTCAACAGATGATTCAGTTGTATCTACGCCAGAAGTAGGTACTACTACGCCAGAAATAGGTACTACTACGCCAGAAGTAGGTGCCACCACACCAGAAATAGGCACTACAGGTGTTTCATCTGCAGGAGATTCAGCAATAACAGGTATGCTTTCTACAGGAGAATCTCAAATAGGCGAGCAACCGCAACAACAACTAGGTGCTATTGAAACTGCATCAGAAGGAGGTGGCGGCGGTGCTGGAGTTCAATCTGGTAGCAGTATGTTTGATGAATTTTTAAGAAGATTGAGACCAATTCAAATTCCACAAATATCAGGCATATCACAACTTCCACAAAAAGATGCACTGACAGAGCTTAATGATTTTATAAATAGACAAAACGGCATGTTCACTGGAGGCAATCAAATCATATGACATATTTAAATCTAATGAATAATGTATTGCGTCGTCTTCGAGAGGATGAGACTACCTCTGTTACCAGTGGCACCTATGTAAAAATGGTTAGTGACTTTATTAATGATGCGAAAACATTAGTAGGTCAATCAGCAGATTGGTCTGCACTACGAGAAACACTGACGATCTCAACAACTGCTTCGGACAATACCTATTCGCTAACAGGCAGTGGTGATAACGTAAAAGTTATGTCAGTAATCAATGATACTCAAAACTGTTTTATGGAGTATGAAACAAAAGATTACTTTAATGATGCCTTGTACATATCTAATGCCGCTACTGGAGCGCCAAAGTATTACACCTTTAATGGTTTAGATAGCAACGGAGATACACAGGTTTTGGTAGGCCCAACGCCAGATGGTGTTTATAGCTTACGATTTGATCTTATCAAACGACAAGCCGATTTATCAGCAGATACAGATGTTCTATTGATTCCAGCACAGCCTGTCATTCATTTGACAGTTGCATTATTAGCTAGAGAAAGAGGTGAAACAGGAGGAACATCTACAACGGAATACTTTCAAATAGCTGATAGATACCTAGCAGATGCCATTGCTATTGATGCGGCAAAGCATCCAGAAGAAATGATTTTTAGGACTGTTTGATATGGCTCAGTCACTTACAAGTGTTAATCTTGTAGCTCCTGCCTTTCAGGGGATCAATACAGAGGACTCGCCTCTAGCACAAGACCCTTCTTTTGCAGAGATAGCAGACAACGCGATCATTGACCAACGTGGTCGTATTGCTTGTCGTAAAGGTCATAGTGTACTTACAACTAACAAAACTGCTTTAGGCTCTGCAACAATAAGAGTAGTACATGAGTTCCAAAAAAATACGGGTAGTAATGTCATACTATCGACAGGCAATAATAAAATATTTACAGGGACTACAACCCTAACTGATGCAACACCTGGCGGTTATTCTATTACAGCTAACAACTGGAAGATCGTAAACTTCAATAACAATGCTTATCTATTTCAAGCAGGACATGCACCTTTAATATATGACGGATCGTCGGTTGCACTCCTTAGCTCTGTAGCAGGATCAGGCGGTATCGTCCAAGGCAATGAAGTGTTGGCGGCTTTTGGTCGTTTGTTTGTTACTGGATTGAGTTCTGCACCATCGACTATCTATTGGTCTGACTTACTGCAGGGTCATGCGTATACAGGTGGCTCCAGTGGCAATATTGATATTTCTACAGCATGGCCTGATGGCTATGACCAAATTGTAGCTCTTGCCGCACATAACAACTTTCTTATCATTTTTGGTCAACACAGCATTGTTGTTTACTCTGGTGCTAGTTCTCCAGCAAGCATGACACTTGCGGACACTGTTGCTGGTATTGGTTGCGTTGATCGAGACACAGTTCAATATACAGGAACAGATGTTATATTTTTATCTCATACAGGACTCAAAAGTTTTGGCAGAACAATACAAGAAAAGTCTATGCCAATTAGCAGTCTTTCAGGAAACATCACAAAAGACATCATTGACAATCTACAATCTGAGCAGTCATTTTTTAGGTCTGTTTATTCCCCTGAAGAAAACTTTTATTTATTAAGTTTTGTAGGTCAGAATGTCACCTACTGTTTTGATATAAGAACTAAAACAGCTAACGGATCTTATCGAGTAACACGATGGCCTGAAACAGGCTTTTCTGCTTATGCCAAAAAAGAAGATGGTGATTTACTGATTGGTACATCAAATGGCATCTCTCAATACTCTGGCTTTCAAGATAACGGACAGGCTTATCGCTTCAAATACGCTAGTCCTGGACTATCTTTTGGTGATAGTTCTAGGATCAAAATGGTAAAGAAACTAAAACCAACAGTAGTTGGAGCAAGTGATACAACTGTATTTTTAAAATGGTCTTATGATTTTTCAGGTGCCTATGCCATTGAATCGTTTCAGGCGGCAAATCAAACTCCTGCTCTTTTTGGTGTTAGTGAATACAATGAATCAGAATTTACAGGTGGTACATTAGTTACAAGAAAGTCAATAAACGCAACAGGATCTGGAACAAGTGTTGTTATCGGGGTTGAGGCAGAAATAAATTCATCTCAGCTATCACTACAAGAAATTAATGTAATGGCTTTGATAGGAAAGCTCGCATAAAGGAAAACAATTATGGGTGAATTTTTTGAAAAATTATTTGGCAGCAGGGAGGGACTGGGCCTTTTAAGCACCATACTGACTGCTGATGCCTTTAATAGAATAAGTGACGTAGGAGAAAGGGCATATAGTGGCGCACAAGATATTGCCAATCAAATAAGAGAAGATAGTCAGTTCAGGCCATTTACTGTAACAACAGCTACAGGATCAGGCTTCAACACCATGATGACTCCACAAGGTCTTCAAACCACTATGGAGCTTTCTCCAGAGGAGCAAGCCCTACAGAGTAATTTGTTTGGTGGTGCGAGCCAGTTCTTTGATTTAGCACAGCAAGATACTATGGATCGTGAGAGAGATATTTTCCAACAAATACGTGAAGTACAAAGACCTGATGAAAGAAGAGATCGTCTGGAGTTAGAAGAGCGCTTATTGTCTCAAGGTCGATTAGGAACATCTTCTGCAACATTTGGAGGTGCTACCCCAGAGCAACTCGCACTAGCAACTGCACAAGAAGAAGCAAGAGCAAGAGCTAGACTTAGTGCGATGGAGCAAGCCCGTCAAGAGCAACTACAACAAGGTCGATTAGGGACTGAGTTTTTAAGCTCTGCGTTCTTACCTCAAGCACAACTTACTGCCGCTTTGCGACCATCCTTCTTAGAACGTGATCTTGCACAACGAGGACAGCAGTTTGGCACTGGACTGTTTAGTGAAACTCAAATGTCTGGTCTTGATGCGCTATTGTTGGGTGAGCAAGCTAGAGCCAACTTAACAGGTGGTATTTGAGCCGCTTTAATTGAAAGTTTGGCTTCGATTTAGGCTGTTACTTAAAATAGGGATATTTGATTATGGCTACTTTTTCTAGAGAGCTTTTACGATCTTTAGCTCAACCAGCTTTTCAAGAAAGTTTATTTACTGCCGCAAAAAGTTTAGGCGCTTTGCCAGCAAGACGCGACCTTGCAAATGTCATGTCAAGAGGTCAGTCGGCTATTGCTAATGATAATGCCGGAGAGCTTTCTAAAGTTGCTGGCGAGCTTGCATCAATGGGCTATTCAGAAGAGGCGCAAAAATTTGCACTTGCCTCTCGAAAAGCACAACAAAGATCAAGCAGATCTGAAGTTTCAAAAGAGCTTATGCAAGCAATTTCTGGAAGACAGCCAATTAGCGCTGATCTTGAAAGTAGGCTTTTAGATGCTGACTTTACGCCTCAAGACATTATTTCTGCAAAGAATCAGCAAAGAACAGGAATTAAAGAAGAGGGTAAAGAAGCCCTTACAGCAATGATTTCTATTAAAGGTTTTGACATAGATAAAAACCCTAAAGATCGAAAGTCTTTTCTACAGGAAGCTTCTTTTTACAAGTTGACGCCTAAAGAAGCTAGAGAGATATACGATGGTGCAAAGTCAGACCTTAAAAGAGGATCTTCTGAAGCATCAAAAAACATCACAATCTATAATGAAAAGACAAATCAAAACGAAGAGTACATTGTTTATAGAGACGATCAGGGTGTTGTGCAAAAGGATTTTATTGGCATCGCAGAAAGAGACGCAGAAGACCCCAGAGACACAGGCTTTAGCACTGCTACGGGATTAAAGCTTATAGATCGAGCCCTAACAGATGCTCAGACTGGCGCACAAAAAACATCTGGTCTTAGACAAATCGTGCAAGAGGCAGAAGATTTAGCTGGTCTTCCTGGTGGTGCTCTTGGTAAAGCAAGAGACTTTTTAGTTAAGGATGTTGCTGGTTTGGGTGACGCATACAGTGCGTTTAGAACAGACCTTAATAAGCTACAAATGCAATCAGCTATTGCGTTACTTCCAAGAGGCCCAGCATCTGATAGAGACGTGTTCTTAGCTTTATCTGCATCTAGGAATCTTAATGATTATAGCGCTGATGAAAGACTTAGCATTCTTAGGGGTATGTTAAAAATACAAGAAGCAGAACAGCGTTATCTTGAAGAGCGCAGAGCTTATATCTCAAGAACTAGGGATCCAGTAGCAATCGGCTATGAAGAGTACACTCAGGCAGTAGGCGCAGAACAACAGCGCGTTGCATTTGACCAAGATTATTCAGCCCAGGTTCGTAAATTAAAAGATTTGATCGCTCTGATACCAGAGGATGAGCAACAGGCACAGCAGTATTTACAGGTTATTAGAAAAAAAGAAAAAGAGTTTATAGATAACGGGCTCCTTCCTGCTAGTTACATGGATCTTCTTGAAAAAGAAGACCAAGCCATGACAACCTGGAATGAAGTTAAGACTAATAACGAAATTCCTATATCGCTTCCATAAGGAGAGACTCATGGCTTTACGCGATAGATACATAAGAGACGATCAACCCGCAACTCAGCAACAGGCAGTTCCATCCTCTTCTCTTATTGAATTTGAAAGGCTTGTAGAAGAAAGCCTTCAACAGGCCGCAGATCAAATTGAAGTTCAAGAGCTAGATAAAGATGAAGCTTATGTAAGAGAAAACGGTTGGACTAACGAAGACTCTCTTCTTGAGGCACAGCGATTTTTTTCAAGCTCAGCTTTGGGTTGGGGTGATGAGGCCGCTTTATGGGTTTCAGCCGCTATCAACGCGAACATAACGTACCCCTATTATGATTTAGAGACGACCACTAAAGAGCAATACAAAAAGCTTAAAAAAGAATACGATGCCAAGCAAAGAGAGTTTGCAGAAAGAAACAAGGGTGCCGCATTAACGGCTGACATCGCAGGTGGATTTGCAAGTCCTGCTATGTTGCTCAGGGCCGCAACTACCGCTGGCCGAGTGGGTTTGTCTGCCCTTGAAGGGGGAATTTATGGCGCTGGCGCGGCAGAGCAAGGGCAAAGAATGGAAGGCGCTCAGACCGGAGCTTTGTTTGGTGGAGGAGCAACTGCGGTTCTTTCTGGCGTTGGCAGGGCGGGATCTCAGCTTTACAAAAGAAGAATAGAAGGCGATATGGTTGATAAGGACGGGGACTTTGTTCCTTTAACCTTAGCCGCAAGTAAGCCTGATGGCGTAGAAGGTGCAATACATACGTTTTACAGAGATATTGTGTCTCCCTCTTTTGGGGGTAAAGGCTTAGTCCGAAAGCAAGAAAGACAAATAATAAGCAAGGCTGAAGATTTGCTGGAAAGCAAAAAGGCATTTGATGCCAAGCTAAAAGCGGGACTAAAAGAGACAGAGGCTAAAAGTAAGCAAATGCTTAGTGACGCTGTAGCCAAAAACAAAGAAGAGTTAGCCGATTCTTTAAGAGAGGCTAAAGCTTCAGCAGGTAGAAAGGGCTCTTCCTTGGAAGCAAAGCTATCGGCATACAGATCTAAAAAACCTGAAGAGATTGCTTCAAAATCTATAAAGCTTACAAATGACGCGCTTGACGCGTCTCGTCTTAACTTTAGAACAGACGTGCTTACTCGATCTGCCCCAGCTGGGTCAACTCAGGACGATCTTGCCAAGATCTTTGAAAAGCAAACGCCCGGCGAAATGGCTAGAGAGCTAGATAAATTATGGGGAGCCAAAGGCTACTCAATGATAAAAACCAAGAGGTTTAGGTTTAAGAGAAACGAGCTAGAGCAAGCTATTTCAGATCAAATAGAAAAAAGCCCTTACCTTCAAGTTGATGTTACAAGCAATGTGCCTGTGATGAAGATCTTCAATCAAGTTGTAGATAACGTAAAGGCATTTAAGGATCCAAGTAGCAGAATTACTGGCGATAAGATATCGGAGATTCGCGCTCAACTAGGCACTCTTGCATATAGGGCTGGTGACGATCAGATGAAGTTTGCTTTGTACGGCTTACAGAATGAGCTCGATGAGGTTGTTAAAAGCCAGCTAACCAAGAGCCAGTTAAAAGCTTTCAACCAGGAAAGCGATAAGTGGAAGACAACTGTAATTCTTAGAGATGCTATTGAAAAATCCCAGACAACAACAAAGCGAGGAGCTTTTGATGAAAGCGATTGGATCAAAGCTGTAAGCAGAAACAACAAGTGGGACAACCGATACGGGGCTGGTCCTCTCAACCAAAAGGCAAGATCGCTAGAGCTTGACCACAAGGCGATAGAGAAATCTATTGCAAGAAGAGCTAAAGCCGTTGCTTTACAAAAAGCCAGCAACATCCAAAAGACGATTGCTGATCATAAGGTTGAGCTAAAAAGAAATCTAGATAGGCTAAAGTCAGAGGCTGAAAGCAAAAAGTTAAAACTTAGAGATAATCCAGAGTTTGCTCAGGATATTGCTATTGCTAATAGGCAAATAAAAGAAATTCAATCCGAAATCTCTATTGCAAAATCAAACCTTAAAACCCTTAATGATCTAAAGTCATCGCCAAATCCTAGCTGGTTTTATACTTTAGCGGCTAGTGGAATCTTAGGATCATATATTGGCGGGCCTATAGGTGCCGCAGGAACCATTGGTGCGGCATACGGAATAGGCAGAACACTGTCGCAACCCTCGGTTCAAAAGGCTATTGCAGGTCAGTTACCATCTCAGCAAGCGATTCAGCGTCTTATGGAGTCGGATAAAACGGGAAGAACCGTAGAGATACTAGAAAGGGCTGGAGGAGTTGCCGCGTCACGCGGAATGCTTACAGGTCAGTAATCAATCCCAACTAACAAACTCTAACCACCCTGCTTTCCCTGAAGCTCGTTCGTTCTCCATACGTGCGGCTTCAGTTTTGTAGTGTTTGGCGATTAGCTTCTGCTCTTTATTCATCCTTTTGCCAAGGCTAATGTCCTCTGCCTTCTCTCTAATCAACTCCAAAGCACCTTTGCCATAGGTATCAATGTAATGACGGACAAAGTAATCAGGGTTGCTACCGTATCGTTGGTGACAGCCGTAGCAGTGAGCAAAGGCATTCATGGCATCGTACCGTATCCCTTTCTTTGATCGGCTGAAGTAGTGAGAGCAATGCAATCCTGCACTGTTTGATTCGTACTGTGCACCACATCCTTGGCACTTGAAGTCGTTGCGTAACCTGACGCATCTACTGAACCAATGATCTGCCGCTGTTCTTTTTAGCTTCACTTCAATTCATCCTTTAGTTGTTGAGGGAATGGTACATAGATTTGTTTGTTTTCTGAGAGCCATCTAATTAGCACCTCAGCGGCTTCTGATAGTTCAGCAGGGGTAAGCTTGTC